ATACGGGAAACCAACGATAGGGCTGTTCCAAAGCAAGTTGACATCACCACTGGCCGACCAGTTGCAGCCCCAATAGCAAACCATTGCACCCGCCGTCAGTGGTGTTACCGCAGGCGGATTTGGATTTGCAGCGCCACTTATGACGTGAGCGACGGCGTCTGGAGTGATGTCGAATGGACTCGCTGTGTCCACGCCGCGAAAAGCATAGATCGTATATCTGCCAGACGGGTTCAGTGGGTCCATGTCGGGCACTGTGACGGTGGTATCCAGGCTCGATCTGAACTTCCACCACATCCCGATTCCGACGTTTCTGGTGCTGTGCGTGCGGCGAATCGGACCACCGAACAGCACGTTCCAGCCAGCAACATTGACGGTCGAAACAGTCCCGGCCCGTGCGCCAAAGATAACGAGAAGATCCTTCTCAAGGAGCGGCGATGGTACGCCTGTACCCGGATCGTATTGGGTAATGTCAAATTGCGTGGACGAGGTTTGACGTGCTATCCCAAGGAAAGTAATCGGCATCAGTTTGTATCCACCCAGATATCGTTGGTTGCCGGGGAAGCAGGAGCGGTCGTGCCCACGCTGATGTTGCGCACCGCCGCAGTACCGAGACCAAGGTTCGTGCGCGCTGTCGTGACGTTGGCAAGGTCTGACAGGTTGCTGGCTTTTTTGAGCGCCAGCGCATCAGCCGCATCGACGTACTGCTTTGTCGCCGCCCCCAGCGCCGTAGCCGGGTCTGCCGACAGCGTCAGCGGGCCGGTCATCACGTCGCCGCCCTTGTTCACCCGATTGTTGTCCGCCGTCTGATAGGCCGTCGTGATTGCTGTATCGGCTGCGGCCCATGCTGCCCGGTTGGCGGTGTCGAGAGCATCCATCTGCTGCTTGGTGACCGCGTGCAATGATGCAGTTGCATTACCCGATAACGTGAGTAACCCGGTCAAGGTGCCGCCCGCCAAAGGCAGGAAGCCCGTAACACCGCCAACTGCGCTGTCCACGTATGCTTTCGTTGCCGCTTCCAACGCCGCCGTTGGCGCTCCAGACAGCACCAGGAGCCCGGTCATCGTACCGCCTGCCAGCGGCAGCATCGTGTCAACGTACTGTTTTGGAGCGGCATCGAGCGCCGCAGCCGGGTTGCCAGCGAGGACAAGAGCGCCCGTCATGGCGCCGCCGGTCTTGTCGAGCTTGCCGCTGATGGCCGTGCTGGAAGTCGTGTCTCCGACCAGATCCCACTTGCCGTTAGAGTTGAAGATCAAGTCCTGGCCCGCGCCCGCCGTAGTTGGGCTGCCGTTGATGCGTGTGTTCCAGCTGGCGTCAATCGTGCCGCTTGCCGACACCGCGAAGTAGTCGCCGGTCTTGTACGTGCCGCTCAAGGCATAAGGCAGCGTCGGGTTAACGGTGCCGAGGTAGGCCGCAGACACCGGCACCAGCGATTGGTCGATCTGACCTTGCGCATTCAACTTGACCACTTTGCCGGAATAGGTCGCGGAGCCGCCGACAATCGTCTGGTATCCGCCGTTGTCCACGTAGTCCTTGGTGGCAGCCTCCAGCGCCGCCGTGGGCGGGCCGGGCAGCACCAGCGCGCCGGTCATCGTGTCGCCAGCCCGTGACACCTTTGCCGCATCCGCCGTATCAACGTACTGCTTGGTGGCAGCCTGCAGCGGCTGGGCGGGGTCCGTAGCGAGCGTCAACGCGCCGGTCAGCGTGCCGCCCGTGGTCGAAAGCTTCCCGTTCACAGAGGTCGTAAGGGCTGCGTCAGCCGCATCCATTTGCTGCTTGGTGACCGCGCCTTTCACGTTCACGGCATCGCCCGACAGGAGCAGCAGACCCGTCATCGTGTCGCCAGCCTTGTTGACCTTGCCGTTCAACGCCGTCTGTGTCGCGGAGTTGATCGTCGTGCTGGACGCGCTGGCATACGGCAACGCGGACCAGGTAAGCGTACCGTCGCCAACCTTGATGCGGATGTCGGTCGCACTCACCCTCTCGATGCCGATCTCGCCGGAACCGAGGACGATATTGTTGGCAGTCCAGTCGGCGGTCGAGCCTACGATCTGGCGCATTCTGGCAAATGTGTCGGCCACGGCGGTTCTCCTTATGCGGCAGGCGAGCCGGGCGAACCGGCGATGACGTTGTCTGTAGATGGGTTGGAAGGCGTGCGGGCGATGATCCAGTCCGGAGAAGGCGCAGGAGGCGTACCGCCGATGACCCAGTTGCCCGTCTGCACGACGACACCCTGCGGCAGCGTATCAACATCGGATTCAGCTTGAAACGACACCCTTACATAGTCTGCGTCGATGGCCTCGATAGAGATGTCGCCAATGTAGCGAATGTAATGCGGGATCAGAACACCGTTGCCGAACGATGAGTAATGGCTTTCCAGCGACATCCAGTGCCATTCATAGCCATACATGTTCGCCCAGGATTGCCATTCCCATAACTGCCTGATCGACAGGACCAGCGAGAGCGAGAACGTGTTCACCTCGCTTTCGACACCGCGCCGCTGCCGAACATTGCCGTGCTCGAATTGAACCCGGCTGATGCCGAAGTCCGTCTCGACCCGGTAGCCTTCGATCTGCGGACAGGGAAGCGTTGAAGGATAATCGGTCACGTGGCCTCCAGGTATCGAGCGATCATGGATGGCGAGAACTCAGCAGAAACTGAAGCCCGCACATCGTCTTCGGTCACGTTCTCGACCGATATCATCGAGGTAAACCGTACGATGTGCCCGGTCATCCGCTGGCTCACCAGTCCGGCGTACATGCTGGGCAAGTTCATCTCGAACCATTTGTAGGCGTTGGTCTTCACCCAATCATGCCATGTACCCCACTGGGAAACCGGCATGACGAATGACAGATTGCCTTCGTGCGGCATGGTGTTGAACACGCGGCGCTGTTTCTGGTGCGGCCCTGGTGCCCTGATCACACCGGATGCAACGGTGAACGTGAAGCCGCTGATCAGGACGCAGGGAAAGTCGGAAGGATACTGCGTGCTCATTGCGTTGTACTCATCGTGCTGTTGAAGATCGACGGGTTGTAGTTCGCAGCATCGACCGTCACCGTGTTCTCGCCGTTCGGCTTGACTGCCGTCACGACGAAATCGCGCACCATCAAGTCAGCCGGGCCAAATGCGAAGGACGTGTGGTCGTATTCGTTGTCAACGTTGACCGCATTTGCCGTCGCCATGACCATGCGATGATCCTGCGCACCCTTCGTTACCACGATTGGATCTGTGACGCTGCCATCCGTGCGGCGCAGTAAGACATACCTGAGCCCGGCTCCGCTCCAATCGAGGTCGTGGTCGGCAATCAGCACGTTGCCGGCTACGCCGACGACCAGCCCGCTGTCGCCCCACTTCGGCACGTTGTGGGCAATGCCGATGCGGTCGCCAATGCGCAGGATGAGGCCCTCAAGCTCCGTCTCAAAGGTCACGAACTTCCGCTGACCAAGCCTGCGCTGCCAGACAAGGCGAGCGTACTGGTTTGCCCAGTTGACATCCGTCACGCCGGTCAACGCATATTTGTCAGCCCTGAGAGCAGACGCCGGATAGGTGGCATACATCTGACGAAGGTCTTTAGGGTCGAGGTATTCGACCTCAATACCATCCGCAGCACCTTCTTCATCGAAGGAGTAATTGATGCTCATCGATCCCGCCACGATGTTGGCATCGGTGAACATCATGGAGCGCATCGGCTTCACGCCGTCTTGAGAGATCGACATGTATGCTCCCAGCGGCAAGGGCTGGGCAGCGTAAGGCGCACATACCGTTCTGAGAGCTTCCCAGACCGTTCCACGATTGCGGAAAATATGGTTGAACTTATAGCTCGCCCACTTCGGCTTGAGGTCTGCAAGCGTGACGAGGTCGAGTTCCGTTTCGGGCCGGTTGGCGCCGTAGATGGCGTTCCGATAGATGTCAGCGAATGCGTCGATACCGCTGGTCGTCTGCACTTCAGAGCCGCCGCCCGGTGGCGACAGCCGTCTGGTTGCCTTGACACTGACGCGGACGGAGGCATCAGGTCCGAGACCTTGGCTGGCTTTGATGCGGCAGGCCAGCAACGTCACATCGCCATAAGCTGCGCCTGCGGGATAATCCTCATACAGACGCAAGCCAGCCCACGTGAAGCGATCTGTGCCGTTCTTGGCGTTCGGAGCGGCAGTCACTCTTGTAATTTTAACGGCCCACCGCGCACTGCGTGGAGTTGTAAACATGTATGACCGCCGAATCGGGGAGGTGAGAGCGGTCTGGTTTTGCGGGTTTGAAGAGCCGGTCGTGATGTTGGTGACATTCGGTCCAGCGACAGAAGCAGAAGCAGTCGTGCTGCACACGATGCGTGTCGTTGTGATTGAGCCGACGACGTTGTCGTTGTCATCAAGCTCGACATAGAACACGTCGAAGTCAACTCTTCGACCATTGATATTTCCCGAATCACCAGGATCGAAACATCCGCCGGGGAAAGTGATGTCGATCTGGAACCTTGACCCCTTGTGACCGGGAGGGCACGAAGCGAAGAACCCGGCAGAGTCGCTCGCCTGGACGAACTCCTGGTTCGACACTTCCGGAGAGGAGATTACGCTCTCGTGAAACCCGCCGCCCATGGCTGCGGAGATGACGCCCATCTTCGACTGGTGTTGCGCGGGCTTGAACGCTTGCCAAGACATGACGCCAGCGGGCAACACCGTTGAGTCTGTCTCACCCACGAACACGTCTGATACATCGATGTTGCCCTGCCCAATGCACAGAACAAGGTCGAGATACTGTACGCCGTTGTAGAGTTCATTGAAGCTGGATTGAGACCACGACACAAACCCATAGGGCTGGGCAACGTAGT